GGCTTATTCCCGGTGCTATTAGAAGTCCGACTCGTAGCATTTTCCCGCGAATTAGCAATATGAGTGTTGAACCCCGGCGTGTGCCAGCCCACCCCGCCCTCCAACTTTGTAGGTACGTAGGTAGAGCCATTGTGGACTCCCAGTACCTCAGTTGTTATGTGGCAGGGTCGGTTGTAACCACCGCTGCGTTGTGTCGTTTTGCACCCAAGCGTGCGACTTTAGGCTTTAGTCTAATAGCATGCGCTGGACTGGGAGTTACGCTTGCTTACAACTATGTCAAGCAGCGTAGCGTTTGGTCCATAAAACCGGACGTTTGGGTAGGTCGTTTGCGTTTGTCTTTTCTCAGACGACCCCCCGTGCTAGAATCACGTGTCGGGATTGAAGGTCATCCCGGCATAGCACATCAGCGCCGTCAGATACATCAGTATTTGGATCGGTTGCTAGAACCCCTTTTGAGGGAGGAGGCGGCATCTGGGAGGCCGTTTCTAGTTAGGGAAGTTGGGGGTGATTTGACTCGTTCCTGCAAGTCACCTTTCCCAATCCACTCCTGCTTACCTTTGGTGCCCGAGAATGAGGCGCGGGTTGCCATGTATGGTACACATGACAATATAGAGGTTGGAAACCATCATGCACAGGATTGTCCGTATAAGGGCGATCAGACCGTAGTGCGGTTTCAGTTTTCCGACTTTTATTTGACTCCCCGAGAGATTGCCGACCAAGTTGGACGGATTGGTGTCGTTGTCACTCATGACTTTGTCCCAGGCTACTATGTGTGGCCCGGAAATGAAGCTAGGGTGATGGTTATGCCTGATCAAGTTAGGATGGTGACTCGCGGTGGTAGCAAGTACATGCATGGTTATAATTTGTGGCAAGATGAGGGTTCAATACTAAAGTCCAAAGCTTGGTACTCTCTCCTGCCGCCCGGCATAGTTCATTACCGTACCCTCCACCATGACAGAGCCAATAGACTACGGGTGATACTGTTGTATTCTCCTCAGGACACCCGCAGTTGGTGGAAGCGTTTTCTGTTTCCCGTGCTCATTAATCCGAAATCCCTTTTGGCCAGGGCGGATGGTGCCACTTTTCACCATGTCTCCCATGACAACATGAGCTACGCGTTCATTGGTGACACTCTGAGGGAGGTCACCACAGACACTGAGCTGCCAAAGGAGATAGCTAATGAGGTAGTCAAACAGTACGGAGGTAAGACAGACATTTTCAGATCGGCATTGGTCGCTGTCATAACCAGTTCGTTGCGGAAAGCAAATGTTAGACTGGGTACCATGTCGGTTTTTGAGGCAGCCGAAGCGTACGGTAAATGGTTGTCAAAGGTCACGCCCGCTAGTGGTAGGCCTTTGATTATGGAGACCGTGCCTTTCGAGTTCAACTTGATGACGGCCCCTAACTTTATATACCACTCAGAAGAGGTACCAGATCAAGTCGTTAATCTTGGTGACTCTCGCAATCAACACCCTCCCCCTGCACCCCCAGGCGCTCAAGATGATCGAATCCAGGCGCCCTTTCCGATTGCAGGGGCTAATGTTGGGCGCCCCGCTGGTCACTTACACAGCGCAAGTCCCGGCAGATCACGTAGGGAACGCTTTGCGCTCCCTGAATACGCGGGTATTGAACGCCGTCACTCCACCACATCCCAGAGCACGGTGGAATCTGCTAGCGCGTCTATTAGACGCAGACGTCGCAGACGTCATGCTGAAGCACGGGGTGCTTCCAGGCACACTTCTCCCCCTCCCAGTAGAAATCTGGGTGAAACGATATCCATTGTCGAAACAACGTCAGTTGTTGCGAGCTCACGGACAGCTCACCAGGTCGTCGGCGCGCTGCTTCATCAAGATAGAGGCAACCCAGACGAAAGAGAAGATGGATCCCAGGAACATAACTTCTCGTCACCCAACTTACCTCAGTAAGTTGGGGCCATACATATCCGAGTTTGAGCATCATTTGCGTGATGCGCCGTGGTTGGTGAAAGGATTAACCATTCCGCAGCGCGATGCTAAAATGACTGCCCTAATCGGACACAAGTACTATTTCAAATCTGACTATAGTAGATTTGACAGACACGTTTCTTTGCAGGCCTTAGATGCAGAGCATGCTGTGTACATGAAATGGTTTAACCAAGGTGAACTGTGGGATCTTCTGCGAGCACAGCGCAGCACATTTATATATCATGCGTGTGGCCTGATATATTCGATAGTAGGAACACGTTGTTCCGGTGACGCCAACACCAGTATTGGAAATGCTTTGTTAAATCGCGCTATTCTGCGCGTAGCTTTCCATGACCTCAAAATAGACTGGGTTGGTTTTCACGAGGGGGATGATGGTGTAGGGGCTTTTGATACGCCCTTAGACGTGAGCATTATTTCACAACATGTGAGCAGGGTTGCTAAAGAATTTGGCTTCACGCTAGATTTCGAAATTGTGACCGACATTAGGCATCTTTACTTTTGTGGACGATATCTTCTAGACGATTGTGGAAGATTGTTGTCGTATTGTGACTTGCGCAGGTTTCTGGACAAGTTCACAATTACGGCCACCAGACGGTCTGCGACGAGTGAGGAATTGCAGTCTTTGCTTTTGGCGAAGGCCCAGGCCTATCTTGCCACTGACTCACATGTGCCCATTGTTAGTGAAATTTGCAAATTAGTCGTAAGAGTGTTTGGCCACCTCCAGCCACGATACGAGCGGGATACCATTTACAGGCTCTCACTTGGCGGTGTGAGTCCTGTCCGCTCTTTAGCTGGGCTGTTAGCAGCCATTTCAGAAACATCGGACCTCAGGGTCAATGAGTTGAGTTTGCGTCGGGACTACTACAATAGCCTGACCTCTTGGCCTGCGACCTTTGAGTTAGTCACTTTCTCGACCGATCGACCGGCCGAGGATGTGACTAGTTTCTAGTCCATTAACCGCAGCCGACAATTAACTCCTTTAATTTGGACTTAAATCCTTAACCACTTGATCGTCCTGTCCTGGATTCAAAGGACATAAAGATACTGATCACTTTAGTGCTGCTCATAATTGAATTGATTTTACTAACAGTGTTGTTGGTCACTCATTATTATGGGAACTAAGCGGTCGAAATACCCCTACGCCATGGCCCAACTCCAGCGAGATATAAAGGCTCTCCAGATGCAAAAGGACCAGCTAGCTGGCCAGAAGAAGAAGAAGCCCGCTAAGAACAAGAAAAAGAAACCTTCCTTCAAGAAGATGGAAAAATACGCACTTGATTTTAGCGCTGCTGCCTATGCTAGGCTTCTGGCAGACCCATGTAAGGCTAAGCTAGTCCACCCTGTCTACCCTGAACCCGGGGCAGGCTATCTGGTTCGCAGCCATGCAACATCCCTGGGGCACACCGGATCAACTAAGGTTGCCGGTTATGTGCTCTGGTTTCCTGCCTACCACAATCCTGCTGGTGGGTCTGGCAACCCTGGTAACATTGGCTATTTTGAGACCGCGACGTCTAGTGGTGGCCCGACCAATACCGTTGCCGACCCTCTTTGGGGAGGCACAACCTTGGGCGGGTCCACCATTCGAGACCCATGTTACACCTTGGTCAACAATTCGACTGTTGAAGACGCTCGTACGATTGCGGCGTGTATGACATTCAATTATTTGGGAACCACGAGCGGCAATTCCGGCCAGCTCGGTATTATTACTGACTACCCCTTGTCCAATTTGATACAGCAAAACCCCTCTGTGGACAACTTCTTTGACTCTTCTGAGCAGGTGATGAGAGTCCCAGAAAATTTCCAACTCACATTTGCCCCCGACTCTGCCAGTTTGTATTTCCGCACTCCCGGGAATGCGGCCGGATCAACTACGCAGGACAAACCCTTCGTCATAGGTACTCCCGCGACCTCCGCCAGTTCAACTACTGTGGGGTCTACATCAACCTATAGTACTTTGGGTTTTGGATTCTGTTGGAGGGGGCTGAATGGTGCACAGACCAATGATATCCAATTTGGATTTACTAAGTGCATTGAGTGGAGACCACAGTATACCTCATCTGAGGTTGAGGTGCTGCAATCAGATGCCAGTAATTCTTCTAGTACACTAGGAAATATCACCTCCTTTCTTGATGAGAACATACCTGATTGGCGTGCCCGCGGTATGGCCGCAGGGCAAGATTATGCCATCAGGGCTGGGCTCATGGGGATAAATTACTTGTACCAGAGTAACCGTCACCGGAATGATCGTATACAATATTGAACAAACAGGACGCCTGATCCATCAATCACCTTTGATTGGTGAAGTGTCTGGCTGCTCTAACCAAACCACATGGGGGGGGTTAATACCCATGTGACTTATACCACACCGGCCGTAACACCCAGCAACCATGACCTGGTCTGGGGGGCTGTACGTCAC